GTTTTCCACTTGATACTAAACCATTTCTAATTGAACCTTGACCTGCGTTGAAGTCTACAGATAACAATTTAGAAGAAGCTTGACCTAGAACTTCGTAGAAGTCAGGACCAGCAACGAACCATCTTCCTTCTTCAGGAACATCTTGTTCATCTAATAGTCTTGCCATTCTAGCCATAACATCTATTGGGTCATGCTCATTTGTACCAAAACCTATATCAAGGTTACCAGTTCCATCGAATGTACCAGCAGCTAAGTCGGTAGCATTGTCAGTACCTAACACATGGTCAGGTGATGAACTAGAAACTCCTGAGAACATAGTTGCGATAACAGCAGCATCATATGAATCTCTTAAAGAGTAAGCTGCAGAACTTGAAGCTACTTCTTTAAAGTTTACATGTGACATATTTGTTTCAATATCATCTACGATGAATTTGAAAGCTTTAGCACTATCAACAACCAATGTAAGTTCTTGGTCAGTTAGTTTAGTTTGTGTTGTATCCTGTCCTCTTGTGTAATCATACACAGTAATGACAGGCTCTTTGATAATCTTTACTGAGTCTCCGTAGGCAGAAATTTCACCAGCATAGTCGGTGTTTGTAATAGCTTCTACAACCGAAGATTTTCTAAAGAAGTTTAGAACCTTTTTAGAGTATATCGAAGGTAGGAAGAAACTATTAGTTTGTCCAGCTACGGAGTTAGCAAAGTTAGCATCGGTATCAGTTGAGGGTTCAAAATATTGAGCCATGATACTTTCTCCTTGTAGTTAATATAGTTTACTTTACGATTCTGCCTGTTTGCATAGCATCTGATATTTCCTTTTCGTATTTATCAAATTCATCCATGCTCATTGCAGCAATCTCCCTTTCAGACCATACTTTCTGTTGCTTTGGTTCTACACTTGTTGTTTTTGTAGAAACCATATCTGCAGCAGATTTTCTAGTCCTTTTAGAAGATGACTTAGTCTTAGTAGGTTCAATACCAAAATCTTTTTTAAATAAATCTAAAGCACGAGAAGCTAAGTCGGCATCTTCAGCATTAGAGTATATCCATTTTTGAATAGACTCAGGTTGCTCTTTTGCCCAACTATGAAAGTCATCGCTGTTTCTAATATCTTGAAAATCAGGATGTCTTTCCATTAATCTTTTTTCTGCATCTTTTCGTATTAACTCTTGTTCTCGTTGTTGGAGTTTACTAAGGCGTTCTTCTAGAACTTTTGCTTTAGACTCCGATTGTAGATGTGCAACAGTTTCTACTACTTCATAGACATCAGGATAATTATTTTTAAACTCTTCTAGTTCTTCTTCAGTTTTAGGAGCTTTATAATCAGTTCTATTTTTAGTAGCTTCTTCTATAAGTTCCTCTTCTCTGACTTTAAACTCATTAAGTTTATTATCATAATGTCTTTTTAAATCATCGTACCTTTTTTTATAATCTGGTTTCTTATAGGGAGTATCCTGTGGTACTTCCAGATTTTCTTTATTAACACTTCCTTCAGCTTTCACTTCAGTTATGTCATCGGTATCAAATAATTTATTTCTTTCTGTTGGTTCTTCAAAATATAAACCATCAGCAGAATTAAAAGATTTAATATCTTCATTGTGCCAAGTTTTTTTTGCATTATAAGGATTTGGCTTATCCTCTGTTTGGACTTCATTAGTCATTTTCTTTTCTCCTTACTCAGGGCTTCGTTTAACAAGGTAGCTGCTTTTGTCGACTGTGCAGGGCTTGTCTTGTAAAGGTAGCCTTTCGGGTTAATATATAATAGAGTGCCTACGCTAATAGGGTAGCTCTATCTTCCATATCCAGCTCCACGAATGGGAGGTTGCATCATAGGATTAGTATAATTATCCCGTTCTCTATTATCAAGAACAGAACCCTCTACACCTAAAGGCATAGTTTCTTCTTTTCCTATTGCACCACCTATTTGAGCTGGTAGTCTTTCATCTGCTCTAGCTTCAGCATCTTTCATCATACGCATCAATTCATCAGCTCCGATTTCTTCTGTAGCTTTTGCAGTAAAGACAAATTCTCCATCAGATAACCTTGCAGGTATACTGTCAGAGACTCCTGAACCCGGTCCTTCAACAGGACCAGACCCAGCAAATTCTGAAGCAACTTCTATTACTTTATCAAATAGCATAGATAGTTGCTCATCTTGTTCAAGTTTTGACATAAGCATTTCTTCTTCTTTTTCATCTAATGCTTCATCAATTATAAAATCTAAATAATTATCTTCCATTTCTTCATCAGGTAACATAGGAGGAGGAGTCATAACCATCATCATTTGGTTATCTATTGAACCTCCCTCTTGAAAAACGCCTCTGCCTTTTAATACATCAGCTCTTGTTACTTTACCATCACCTGTTAAGTCTGGAAATTTCTTTGTCATTATTTCTCCTTTGCTCTTCCTATATTTAACGCAAACCAATCAATAACTTTATAAGCTTTGCTTACTAAATTATCATCATGTGGAGTAGGTGTTAAAGCTGCTATCATTGAACAGATAGAAACTATCCATGGCACTACTCCTATTATTTTTAAAATTGTATCTAATAAATCTAACATTACATCTCCTCTTTTCTATTTATTGCTTCTTTAACCTGTAGGTCCAGTTGTTCCAATCGTACCAGAAAAGCTATCTTCCCCTGGAATCGGTACATCTCCTGTTCCGATGTTGCCACCACCAGTTCCTGTAACCCCAAGTTCTTGAGGTCCTTCAGGTACTCCTTGAATATTGCCCATTGTGGGCTGTTGACCAACGGGTTGAGCTTCCTCGCCATTTGTTTGTCCAGCATTTTGCATTCCTATTATTTGTGCCATTATAGCTGCTTCTTCAGGGTCATTAAGTATTTCCTCTGGGTCTAAGTCTAAGCTATAGGCTAGTTCACTTACGAGTTTAGAAATTTTAACAAATGGTGCAATAGCTGGACTTTGTGCAGTTTGTAAGAACATAGTAAGTCTTTGACTTCGTACTTCTTTTTGCATTAAGCTATTTGTACCAGTAGCTTTAACTTCTAAATCACCTTCAATATCTAATTCACCTTCATGAAATTGCATATTCCATTGAAAGTAAGATTCTCCAAGTGGCTTTAATAAAAAGTCATCAAGATTTTTGACAACAGTTTTAATATTTAAACTAGATGCTCCAAGTAACATAGACATACCTGAAGCAGTTCTTGTCATACTTTGTACTCCTGTTTGTCCGTGTGAGTAACTTGGTATTCCAGTTTGTTCATCTGCAAGTTGTCTAAACTTGTCAAACATCATCATGTTTTCTGGAGCTGTATTAGGAAACTTTAATCCATGTATAGATTGTCCGGGCATTCCTGCTTGTCTTCTAAATATTTTACCCGGATATATTTCCATTGATTGTCCACCAACTAAAGCAGACTCATCTACATCAAATACTAATGAACCAGCCATTGCTAAATTATCTACAGCCATTCTTGCATGACCATTCATAATTTGTTGACTGTCATCCATATTTTCTGCTACACCAATACCAAAAAAGTTATATGGATTTCTTTCGTATGGGAAAGCATTATATGGTAATCTATAAGGAGTAAAAGGATTTAAAACTGCTCTAAGAACATATTGTCCACATACCCAAATATTTACTTGAACTTCATCTAAATCATCTACACTATCAGGTAATTCTATACCAACTTCTTTAGCATATTCTGCATCCATCATACCCCAATATTCTAAAACTTCAAAGCTGCTATGTGCATCTTCTTCACTTCTAATATCATCTCTTAGTTGTGACTCAAAATCTTTTTCCACATAGTTAGCTCCTGTTTGAATTGCTAATCTAATTGCTTCTTCATCAAAGTAAGGCATGTTACGAAGTTGTCTTATTTGACTACGATTCATTTTGTGTCTATGAATTACATATTCACATTCATCCATATTAGTAGCGTTAGGGTCTGGATAAAAATCCCAACAACTTACAAACTCTATTCTAGGTACCCTAACTTCAAGAGGGTTATAAACTCTTTCTCCTGCTTCATTATTTTCCCATCTATGTAATTTTTTATTAAAATTAAATGGTCCTTTTACAATCCCTGTACCTAGTAAAGCAGATTCTAAAAGAGCATTTCTTATTTCTGAAGAACCTTTAGATTCATCTATTTGGTCATGGATAAGTTTTTCCATTCTTCTTGCAGCTCTTTGTGCAGGATTTAATTCTATAGCTTGTGGGTTAGGACTAGCTCCATCTGTAAGCATACCAGCTTGTTTAGCTTTTTCTTCTATAGGGTCTTCAAATATTCCATTATAAAATGAAGCACCGGGTTTAATAACTTTTCCATCACCTTCATATCCAACATTATAAATGTCATCTATTCTATTTCCTATATCATCTGGTATAGAAGCTTCAGTATCGGTAGATGCATTATTAACATTTAAATGTGCAATATCTGTTTCGCCTTCAGGTATTTTAGTTTCTGAAACTCCTATAGGAAACTTACCAGTTCCGAATATAACATCTACTAATTGACCAAAAGCAGCTAATACTTTTGTTTTAGTTATTTTAACAAATACTCTAGACTTTTCAGACTCTCTAAATTTTAAAGATTTATTATAAAGTCCTCTATAGTTTTCGTAAGCTCGAAGCCATCTTTTTTCATCACTATCTCTAGATTCTTCAGCTTGTGCAAATCTACCTTGAATAATGCCAATTAAGTTTCTTTTTTGTTCTTCAGGAAGTGTTAAAGTTTTTCCAACTTCACCTTCTACATCTTCATAAAGATTATCAGCATTTAAAAAAGTATTTTCTTCCATCGTTAATAACCAAATACAGAATCTACAGGTTTATACATTTCACGCTTTAGTCCTCTAATTCTTTCTAATGGACTTTCCATTCTTGGTCTGCTCATAATCATATAACGCAAAGCATCATATGCATGGTCAGAAGCGTGAGTATCTACATCTTCTGGATTAGTTTTAGATAATGGTATAGACTGTAATTCTCTTATTAAGTTCGGACATGTATTAAATATCTGTAACTTAGGTCTACCATTTTCTCTAATCTTTAAATACTCGTGTATTTGTATTTTACCTTGTATTCTATTTTTATCAGCCCGTCTTAATTTATGACCAGCTCTAACTAAACTTTCTCCGACAGTAGGACCAGTTGTTCCTGTATTTGCCCATGCTGCTGTGTCTAATACACCATTTACAGAAAAAGGGTCTTCTGTCTCCATATCTGTTATTATACTACCTAATTCTTCTCCTGTCAAGCCTTTTTTGTATAATTCTCTATAAATTATTAAAGTATTGTCATTTATGTCCATTATTCCCCATAAACAACAACTTTCTGAAGCATATCCATAGTCAATACCTTTTAATCTTTCCCAATGAACAGGTAAAACAAAAGGAGATATAACATGTACTGTAGGGTCAAACTCTACAAATGCTGCACCTTCTGCTACATCCCAGTTACCTTCTAATAATTGTCTTCTTTGTATAGGAGGTAATGACATAAGCATTTGCTCATATACACCATCTTTAGCGAGATATGGATTATCTACTAACTTTGCAGGAATAAATTTTCTTGTAAGTCCATCTTTACCCATAAAAGATTTATTTGATTCTGAGGGTTCTATATATCTTTTCTTTACCCATTGAGAACCAACACCACCGGGGTTAGCTGTGCATCTTAGATATGTTTTTATTTCAGGGTCTGTTGTTCTCAAACGAGAAGCAAGATAGTTCCAACTAAACTCTGTAGGTAAGTGTGTTATTTCATCAAACCCTATCCAACTATATGCTTGTCCTTGATACCTATATACATCTGCATCTCTTTCTAAGAAACCAAACTCTATCTTTGCACCACTAGGAAAGTTCCATAGTTTTTCTACTTCACGAAACTTAGCACCGGGAAATGCTTGTGGATATAATTCACGAGACTTGTCAATCATCTCACGAAGTTCTGGCATAGACCTTCTAAGTATTAATGCTCTATGAGCTTTTTTGTGTGCATATCTTAGTGGGTCAACTAACATAGCATATGATTTACCACCACCAGCAGCTCCACCATATAACACATCTTTTTCATCTGCAGCTAAGAAATGTGTTTGTGGTCCTTCATTTGCATGAAAGATTACATTAGAATTTTTAATTTTTTCTTGAATTGAATTAGAAGTATTTTCTATTTCATCTTCTGTAAGAATGTTAGAAGTTTTAGAATTATGTAATTTTTTTATAACTGTTTCTTCTGCAGCTAGTCTATTTTCTTTTTCTTTTATAGATTTTTTTTGTTTTTGTAAAGTTTCTTTTTTCTTTTGTAATTTTTTAATATGAGTATTTTTTAAAGAAGAATTTTTATCTAAATAATTTTTTAAAGTTACATGACTTATTTTTCTTTTAGTTTCTTCTTCAATTAAAACAGAAGCTTCTCGTAAAGAAAAAGTTTTATTTTTAACTTGTTCTACATATTTATGTAATACTTCTAGTTCTTTTGGTATAGGTTTTAAATAACCTTCTATATTACTTAATTCATAACCAAAAGGTATTACTCTACTTTTCTTTTTTATATAATCTTTTGGTATAGACATTTAAAAAGAATCAAATTTTTTAGGTCCTTTACTAAGGAAAAATAATCGTTTATCTCTAGCTTTAATCATTTCAGCTAAATCATTCATTGCTAATTCTTCTTTTAATTTTTCTGAAAGCTTAGTATCTTTATATCTATCGTACAAAAGAAAACCTACTTTATTATTTTTAGCATCACCTTTTTCTGTTTCATAAACATAAGGTCTATTTCTGTAAAGATTAGCTTGTAATAAATCTTTTGTTTGAAAAGCTGTTCTTTTAACTTTACTGTCTCCAAGTCTGTAAGCAGCTAATGCGTGTCTAAATATTTCATCTGCATCAAACCTTTCAAGACTAGTATCATAAGGTACTATTTTTTTTGTAACATAATTTTGTACATATTCTTTACTATCTACATATGCTTTGTCTTGTGCATCTTTATTAAAACCTAATATTTCTGCACCTGTTTTATAAACAGGATATAATGCTTTTCCTGTTTTATCTTGTGCTTGTCTTACTTTACCACCAACACTTCTAAACTGTCTAGCACTTCTAGTTTTTTTAGCTATTTTTTCTGGTTGTTTAGAAACTTGTTTTCCTGCTGCTGTGTCTTTTCTTTTTTTGGCTGTTGTTGCTGCATATTCTGCTGGAGTTAATGCATCACGAGCTGCTTTAGGTAAATATCTTTCTCCAGTTTCACTAGATTTTTTACCAGACTTAGTACCCCAGTCTTGTTTTGTCCAAGCTCTAAGACTTCTTTGAGATTTTTTTAGTGCCATGTGTTTTCCTAATTGCTTCTTTACCTCGTTTAGCTAATGCAGCTTGTAATTTTTTACCAGCTACTTTAGCTCTTTGTTCTAATACTGTTAGTATTTGTATCTTACGAGCAAATGGTTTTTTAATTCTTTTAACTTTTGCTACAGTAGCTCTAGCATCTGCTGGAGTTGCAAACTTAATACTTACTGTATCTTTTGGATTCTCATCTGTATATAACCTTCTACCACTACCTTTAGGTTTTTTACCTGTACCTACTTTAGGGTCTTTTTTTTTAACCATGTTATTTAAATAAATTATTTATTTTATCTAATAATTTTTGTATATATTGTAGTATTACATTCATTTTATTTATAACCTCCTCCTTTAGCTTTGTATTGTTTAGCTAAAAGCTGGGCTTTCCGAGCAGACCATTGTCCGGGTTTACCTCCTTTAGAACCGGCTTTGATTCTCTCGAAAAGCCTCTTACGCATAGTAGGCTTGGTATAATTACCAGCTTTGTTGACTGTTGACTTTCTTTTAGTCTTTGTCTTTTTTCTTGGCATTTTTTTCTCCTTTCTTAAAAATCATATCCCAGTTTTTGTCAAACTCTTCACGAGTAACATGTCCGGGTTTACCTTGGTTTCTTCGCATAGACAATCTACCTCGTTGCTTGTGCAAGGCTTTAAATTTAATTCCTCCTAAATGTGGCATATTATTTACAAATCTTCCAAACTTTGTTAAGGCGACCACATTTCATGAATTTATGTATTTTATTAAATAACTTTTTTACCATTTAACTTTATTTGCCCAATATGCTGCAGACATTACTCCTTTAGCAATATTCTTAGCATGTCTAGCTTTGAAAGACTTTCTTTTCTTTTTCATTTTACTTGATTCACCTGCTTTAGGTTTACCAGCAGTCTTTGCACCCTGTTGTCCAAATCTAATAGTTTTAATTTTGTCGCCTGATTTAGCAACAACAATATGAGATTTAGTAGGATGTCCGGGAGTACGCTTGGGTTTGTTATAACCACTTACTCCTGCTCTTGCGAGTCTTGGGTCTTTCTTTTTAGCCATTAGTGTATTGTCCTTTTATTTTCCGGTTCTATTTTAGTAGGATAAGAAACATCATCATTAACAACAATGTTTTCTAGTTCTCCTACAACAACTAGTCCGTTCTTATTAGCTGCTACTTCAGCTTGTTCTAAATTTGCAGCAATAATATTTGGTCCTGCGTAAACATTACCATATATTTCTAGTTCTGTTAGATATATCTTCACAATAAATGAAGAATACCTTTACCTATAATCCAACCGACTAAAAACCAAACACAAAACCATACTGGATGGTCTTGAGCAAACTGAAATATCTCATTCAGATAGTTCTTCATAGTCTGTCACATCTATAGTTTCTTTTTCTGGTAGTATAAATATACCACCTTGAACATTATGATTTACATCTAGTCGTTCTTTTTTACCTAAACCAACCCTATCAAGTATTGTTTGAGCTGCTTGTAGCTTTACATTAGCATGTGGCATTGGTTTATTACTTTCTAATACCTCAACAAGCTTAAAAGCTGCTGAAGGGGCTTCTTTTGCCAGTACATCCGAAGCTAAATCAACTATTTCTTTTTTCAATGATTGTATAACTTGGTAGTGATTGCCTGAGTACCCTGCAAGTTCTGCCGAAAGTTTGAGGTTTCCTTTAGTTTCTATAAGATTATTAAGAAAACTCTCTTGTTTTTCTGTTAATTTTCTAGAAGATAAACTGTTCATGTCTTATATTATACTTATTAATTAAAGTTTTGTCAAGTATTTATTAAAAAGTATGTAAATATTTAGAAAAAGGGTTGACAAAACAAGAATATAACTGTACAATGGGAATGTATTCCCCCGAGGCTGCATAGTATCTAAAGGTAGCCCCTGCTTAACACTCAAAAGTCTGTAAAATGTGTATGATTTACATATATATAGGGGAGATGGGGTGGCGTTCCTGCCCTGCCCTTATCAAGACTTTTTATTTTTATCAAGACTTGTAAAAAGAGCTACCTCTTTAAAGACTTTAAAAAACTAAAAAGCCTTGATAAGTTTTAACTACATCTCATTCGAGGATTTTAAAAACAAATCTAGTTCTGAAAAGTTCTTTACAAGTTCTGAGAAGTTCTTTTAAGTGGTGGCTATAAGTTATCAAGTATCTTTAAAGACTTAACAGGAACTTAAAAAACATAAATAGACTAATGCCCTATGGCTCATTGATGTAGTTCTTGAAAGTTCTAAACAGTCTTATGGAATTGATAGCTGTTAAGTAGCCTTGTGGCTAATTGTAAGAGCCTACAAGAGCATAAATTAATTTGTGAATGGTATGACTAGGGTTAGCAATTTGATTGCATACATGAGAAGTTTTTAGGGGCGTTGTGAAGATCTAAAATCGGAAAATAGCTAGAACTGAAAAAAGGATCTATTTTTTAGATGTAAAGCAAGAATGGGGCGTTATAACGAATAAAGTTAAATTTAGAGTAAAAAAAACCCCCGAGAATTCGAGGGCTTTCAGCAAGATTGCTATGGTAGGATTATATTCTCTTAACTGCTTTTTTCTTAACAGTCTTTTTAGACTTCCCTTTAACTAAAGGGGCATCGGCAAAGATTGTTCTCGGGCAATTAGTCATAGTTGCATATCTATCTAATAACCTCTCTTCCTTTTGAAGTGTAGCCAATTTGGTGGCTCTGTCATAAGATAAAAATGCTTGTCTTAATGCCCTTTGTATTGAGAAATAAGCCTTTTTCCTCTCATCATCTTTAAGTTTTTGCATGTTAGCAGTCTTATTTGCTAGATGATAAGAAATACTATTAATCTTTTTATAGAAGTGATTAGTCTCTTCTTTATTTAATAATGTAGCCATAATTAAATTTCCTATGTTAAGAAAAGGGTAATTCCTTTTCATTCCTATAATTTAGCGAACAATCTAAACCATGTCAAGAAATTTCTACATCTAATTTTTAGCTCTGATTTTTAGATGTAGTAAAACTACAAGAAATTTACTTAATATATATATCTAAAAATATATAAAAATATTAAATTATTTAAAAAATATTTAAAATATTTAAAGTATCAACCAAAAGATATCAGAGATTACGCAAAAAGTTTTATACATACTTAAAGTATTTAAGTAGGGTGTTCATTGTTTTGACATTAAAGTATAGAGGGAATGTCCAAAAAACCCCGTAGGAATGGGGCTTTGCGAGGTGGTGTTGACATTTTGTGGGAAGTGTGCGTATAATGTTCGCAACCGAGTTCAACTAGATTGAGCTTATACTTTAAATTATTATAATGGAGATACATTATGTTAAAGATTATTTATAGATATAAAGATAGTGATAGAACTATTGAAAGTGAACAGCTCCTTAAACATAGGAACTATGAGAAAACTATAGCCAAAGCTAAACTTTTAAATTTAGATATTGAAAGTGAAGTTTATGTTTCGGAGATTACAAACTTAAATGCAAAGCCTAGACATACTACTTGTTTAAGTTATTCACAAGAACCTGCTAGACCTTACATTAAAGTTAAATCTAAAAATACTATACTTGGAAACAATCCTTTTGATTGTATCTATGCTATTCCTTTTGAAGATGATTATTTAGAATTAGAGTTTTGAAACATCACAATCCAAAAATAACACTTGACAAGACATTATAATGTCAGGTGTTATACTTGGTCTAGGCAAGTTGGATAGAGCTTGTTGGGTTATTTAAAACCACAGAAAAACAACAATAAAATATTATTTAAATTATAAAATCTAATAGGAGTTATTATGAGTTATCAAAAAGAATTACCAGATGAAGTAGAATTTGCACAGAAATTTTACAATGACCGAATTGGTATCAATGAATGGATTATAACAAATGAGGGTGGTGGCACTAAAATTGTTATAAGAGATACAAAAGGTTATAAATGGGCATATAGACAACTTTCTGATGAAACTGTTAAAGCAATTAATATTGCCAATGGACATGATAGGGAATTTGTTTTTAGAGTTATTGCTCAAAGTTTTTAAACTACCACTTTTACTATTTTTAAAGGGTAAAAATAGTAGAGCTAGGACATCTCTGAAACTGTCCTATTTTATTAATTTTAAACTTGGAGAAAATTATGGATAGAGATATTCCAGATGATGTTGTAATTTTAGATGATGAGCCTGTTGAGGTTAAAAATCCTTATACTCAAGAGAGTGTAGTTTTAAAACCCGATGCAGTTGCAGTTTACGATTGGATTAAAGGTTGTGAAATGTTCGGAGATTACAGTAATTTAAGAATAGGTTTAGATTGGTTTAGACAACATGAGCCAGAAGCCTATATGGTTTTATTAGATTAAGGAGATAAATATGTTTAATGAATTTAAAGAATTTCTTTCTAACATGAAAGGACTTGAAAGATTTAATTGGTATGTGCTAAAACCTATAGCAATCATATTAGTTTTAATAGCATTTATAATTTTATAAAGGAGTAAATTATGGAATGGACAAAAGAAAAATTAATAAAAACTTTAAAATATATTATTCAATCTAGTGAAAGTAAAGAGGAAGCTTTTGAAAAAACAGATTATTTATTTTATGAACATCTTACAAGAGATAATTTAGTAGATATAATTATAAATTTATTAGAAGCTGAACATGAACTTAATGAAGATTATACTAAAGAATTTAATATTGGTAAACCTGATTTAAAAGTAGTTCACTAGATTGCTAGGACTTGACACGATATTATAATGCCAGATGTTATACTTGGCTCTGGCAAAAACTAATCAGCGAGAAACATTATGATAAAAACAAAAGACAGATACAGAGTTGAGCTATCATTAAATATTTGGTGTGAAGATGATTTAAAAGCTAAAAAAATTGCACAAGATATTTGTGATAATCAAAATAAAAGATTTGACAATAGGTGTCAAGTCATTAACTTATTTGATAGTCCTTTCGGTAGATTACGAGAAAGGAAAATCAAACATTACTAATGGAGATACTATGATAAAAGTATTTAGAGATAGTGAAAGTTCTAACAAGTTTTTCTATCACTTTAATCTATTTGGATTGAAGTTTAGAATTGCTACTAACACTAGAGGTTTTAATAAGTATGGAACTTATAAAACTAATAGAGGTAGAGTAGTAAACTTCGGTAGAAAATATATATGCTTTATTCCTATGTTTTGAAGCATATAGAAGTTGGCAGACCTGCTGAAAAAACTGCCACAATATTAACAGCTATTATAAAGGAGATATATTATGGCACAAATGAGAATATGCGACCAAGATTTAATTATAAATAAGGTTGTCAAAAGTGTAGAACAAGTAAGAAGAGAAGCTTATGAGAAAGATATTAAATCTCAACCAGAATGGGAGCAGTTTCTTGCTGAAACTACAAAATATAAAAGAGAATATGATAGAATTGAAAAACTTAAAAGTGAATTAAATTCTGCAAGAGATAACCTTGAACAAAGAATTAAAGACTTTAATGTTCAAAATGGTTTTACAGGGTATAACGAGGGTATATGCCATGAAAACTATCATAACCAAAGACCTAGTATACATATAAATACTAATGGTTTAGATTGGGAAGTTCGACAAGCAATTACTGAAGAGGTAAGATTTTCAGGTATGTCTGGAGATTTTGATGCTAGACAAATGATTGAAGATTTAGTAGCAAAGTTCAGTTAATTAAAATATTGAGGTAGCACTTGACAAGACATTATAATGTTGAGTGCTACAATGCTCAACAGCAACCAACAAACAACAACAAACAAGGAGATATTATGAGTACAAACATAAGACATGAGGGATTATGGAGAGTTAAAGTAGTTAGACATTACGAAGCTATCATAGAAGTAGAAGCAGAAAGTAAATTTGAAGCTGAAAAATATGCAAGGCAAGATGAAAATCAACATATTGCAAATCATAATGAACATTACTTTTTTAGATTTGATGATATAGAACATACTCACGAAGCTAGATTGCATGAAAGTTATGAAGGAGATGAATGATGATAGATATATATAGAGAAGTTGTAGAAATATTTGATGAAAAAATAGAAAATGCTACTAAATATAATGGTAGAATATATGAACTTACAGAACTGCATGAACAAGGTAGTCATGGGGATATAATTAAATATATTGAAGAAGATAAACTAACTACAGAACAATTACAAGATGTCTTATTAGCTCTTGTAAAAGCATTGAGAGGGCATATATGACATACAAATTATTAACATTAAACAATCCAAAAATATTAAAAAGTAAAGATGTAGATGATACATACATCAGTTGTGTTATGCATTTCAGACCTATCAATACCAAGATATGTCCATTCCAAGACATAGCATCTTGTAAGACTGCATGTTTAAATACTGCAGGTCGTGGTGGTATCATCAAAAAGGGCGAGACTACCAATAGAATACAAGAAGCTAGACAACGCAGAACTGATATGTTTCTTAATGATTATGATAACTTCATGGAGCTATTGCATACAGAGATTACAAAGTTTTGTAATTATTGTTATAAGAAAGACAAGAAACCTGCTGTGAGATTGAATGGCACAAGTGATATACAATGGGAATACAAACTATACAAAGATAAAAATATATTTGAACACTTTCCAGATGTGCAGTTCTATGACTATACCAAAATACCTACAAGGAAAGTATCACAATATAAAAACTATCATTTGACATGGTCATACTCGGAAGCTAATCCAAAATACACAGCATGGTATGACAAGATTGCATATAATATTGCAGTAGTATTCAACGGAGCTTTCCCTATTTATTTCAAGGGTAGAGAAGTAATCAATGGCGATGAAAGTGATTTAAGATTTTTAGACAAAGACAATGTTATTGTTGGTCTAAAAGCAAAGGGCAAGGCACAACATGATATGTCAGGTTTTGTCATTCATGTATAAACTTTTGGAAAAGTTGCGTCTGGCGAATATTGTATAGTTTTTTAGGGATTAAATGATACTAAAATAATTATGATTACAATATGGCAAGTGAGAACAAAAGCAAAAGTATACATGATAGTCAATGGGAGTTGCATATCCAAGTTGACTTTAAATAAATATAAAGGTGGTATGCTAGACTGTTTGCTAGTATATAGTCTTACCAAAACTAAAACTAGCATGTTTACAAGGGCAGAAATACACGAAGAAACAAACTTTAAATAAGTTTCCTAGTGTGAGTAGTCTGAAAGGGTATATAAAAGAGAGTAGGGCAAGTCCCACGCTTTTATATCTGATTAGTGCAAAGGTTCGAAACTTTGTCAATGAGTAGCTCTCAAACTATGTGGCTACCTGTCCTTTTAAGCATATTATATAAGGAGATAACTATGAAATGGTGGCAAAAACAACAACCAAATAGCAAAGACT